TCACGGCCACCACGGGCACCGCTGTGCTGGTGCAGTTTCTGACGCTCACCGCCTGGGGCCGCATCAGCGATGTATTCGGCAATCGACTGATCCTGCGCGTTACCGGCATGCTGGTACCGGTGCTGCCGGCGCTGTGGGTCGTTTCGGCCAACTTTTGGTACTTGCTCGCGTTGCAATGTCTGTCGGGTCTGGCCTGGGCGCTGTCGATCGTCTTCCTCGTCGTCACCGTCCGGCTGATCCTGTTCCCGCTGTTCGTCAAGCAGATCAAGAGCCAGCGGCGCATGCAGGAGATCGCGCCGATGGTCAAGGAGCTGCAGAAGAAGCACAAGGGCGACCGCGAGACGCTCAACCAGGAGCTGATGAAGCTCTACAAGGAGAACAACGCCAACCCGATCTCCGGGTGCCTGCCGCTGCTGCTGCAGCTGCCGGTGTTCTTCGCCCTGTTCAGCGTCATCCGCGAGTTCGGCCCCGACCAGCCGCCGAAGTACGGCCTGTCCTCCAGGCTGCTCGAGGAGGGCGGCGCGGCGCAGATCTTCGGCGCCCCGGTCGGCGCGAACTTCCGCAGCTCGGCCGAGCAGCTCGCCGCGCTCGGCGCCGACTCCCCGACCACGGTGCGCGTCGTCGCCGCCGTGATGGTCGTGCTCATGGGCGCGACGACCTACTGGACGCAGCGCCAGATGATCGCCCGGGCCGGCACCACCGACCCGCAGCAGATCATGGTGCAGAAGTTCCTGCTCTACGTGCTGCCGCTGTCCTTCGCCGTCTCCGGCGTCATCTTCCCGATCGGCGTCCTCCTGTACTGGGTGACGACGAACATCTGGTCGATGGGCCAGCAGGCGTACGTCATCAAGCGCATGCCGCCGCCGGTGCCGCCGGGCGCCTCGGCCCCTAAGCCCGCCGCGAAGGCCAGCGGCAAGGAGGGCGGCAAGGGCGGCAAGGGCAGCAGCAAGGACGGTGCTGCGGCCGGCCCGTCCGCCGCCGACGCCGGCTCGGTCGCGGTGACCGAGCCGCCGGCCGCCGGCACCGCCGCCGCGTCGAGGTGGTCGTGAAGCCAACTCGCGACGCGGGGACCGATCGTCTGGGCTGCCATCTAGTCCCCCGCCTCCAGCGCCCGCTGCAACCGATCGAAGTACGGCGCGCGCTGCGCCTCCATCGCCGGCGTCAGGAACGGGTGTGGCGGGCGATAGCGTGTGCCGTACTCCTCGAACACCGCGCCCTCGCCGAAGATCACGTCCGCCGCATACGGTCCCTGCCGCTCAATCCGGCCGCTCGCCCGCGTCGCACCGCTGAGCACGTGGACGCGCCGCTTCCCCTCCGCCAGCACCGCCGCCGCGGTCGCGTCGATCTCATCCGTGATGATCTCGGCCACCGTCCGCGCCATCCGGCCAAAGTTGTTCCTGGTAAGCGTCGCCTCGATCATGGCTCCGCGACCTTCTCCGGCGGCGCCGCCGCTGCTTTACGCGCGGCCTCTTCGGTCCGTGGCGCGTCCTCGGAGTAGGGCTCCAACGAGTCCCCGAACATCACAATCTTGGCATCAGGATGTGCTTTCTTCGCGACAGCAGCGCTAGCAAGTTCATACTCAGCGCCCGCTCGCGGTCCCTTTTCATACCGGACAATTACGGGACGTGCCACGTTAGCCACCTTTCGTGATACACTAAGGACGCAAAGTGCCCCTGCGCCGTGCGACCGGCCAGGGGCGTGACACCGAGAGTTGGAGGCTCCCGATGCGTTCTCAGCGTACTACACCATCCAAGAAGATCCAGGTTCCTTGCCCATCGTGCGGTGCGTTACTCACCCGATGGCCTTCTGACATCAGTAAAGGGCATCGATACTGCAATCGCGCTTGCCGTTCTGCGTCCCTCATGACCCCGGAACAGCGTTTCTGGTCCAAAGTAGATCGCTCCGGCCAGTGCTGGATCTGGACGGGAGGATGTTTTGCTGGAAAGGGCTACGGGCGCATGCACGTTCGGCTCCCTGTCCGGCACTCGGTATCTACCCATCGCTTCTCCTGGGAACTCCATTTCGGCCCTATTCCTCCCGGCCTGTTTGTCTGCCACCACTGCGATAACCCGCCATGTGTTCGGCCCGATCATCTGTTCCTTGGCACGTCCACCGATAACATGCGTGACATGATCGTGAAAGGGCGGAATGCCGTTGGTGAGCGCAACGGGCATTACACGAAACCTGAGAACACGCCGCGCGGTGAGGGAGTCAAGACATCAAAACTCACCAAAGCGCAAGTGCTCGAAATCCTCTCCCTGCGCGATACCGGCATCAGCGCACAAGAACTCGCCTCCAGGTATGGCATTGGTGCAGCGAACATTTACCACATCTGGAGAAGAATAAGCTGGAAACACCTCACGCATCCCTAGTCAATCGGCCCGGTTAAGTAAACCACCCGTTGCACTTCGTAACTCTGCCGGACCACGGCAGACACCTCGTAGGTGCCGACCACGGTCCCACGGAGCGTCACCGTCACCCGATCCTTGGCGGTGATGTCCTGATTGGCTGCCACGGTAATCTTGGCGTTGATCACGATCTCTTGTGCGGCGCCGCGCTCAACGTCTTGCGGCGAAATGTCTTCTGAGTAGAAGCACTTGACGCCCGTTGCAATCGTCGTCTCGGTTTCGGTCACACCGCCCGAATCCGTCGTCTCAACGATGCGCACGATGTCACAGGTGCTTGGCCATATCCGCTGCGTCATGCGCTGCTTGCGCTCAACTTCGCGATTGATGAACGATTGCATCTTGCACCTACGCGAAGACGATCTGGCGAGCGCGATTGTACTTTGCCAGCACCATCCGCTCCGGTTCGGTCAACTGGCTACTGATCTCGATGCGTCCCGTCCCAGGAATATCCGTGATCCGCTCGAATCCTGCCTGCGCGGCGCGACACCATCGCGCCGCCAACTGGATGCAGACGAGCGTGATGTCGGCCGGAACCGATGGCCAGCCAAAGACGCCCGTGACCGTCACCGTCGTCGGTAGGCTCGACCACCACGCAAAACCCACCCCACCCGTGAGGATGAGATGGTCATAGGGCCAGCCAGGACGGGGCACAGACGGACCAAGACGGTAGGCGGTCGTCTCCATTGCCGTACTCGTACCATCCGACGTCACCGTCGCCAAGGCGCTCACCGACACGACATCACCGATCCGCAGAATGGCCGAGGTTCCCGGACTGACAAACGTCCGCGTCTCGCTCTCACTCTTGCCGAACGTCCGGCCGCACTGCTCATCAATGAACCGGGATGCGCCATCCAGGGCAATGTTGAGGATGGCGTCATCATCGGTGTCGGTAACGCCGAGTGCAGTCTTTAACTCCGTGAGGGTAGCGTAGGTGGTCATCGGTACCCCAAAACGATCGCGCTCGCGAGAAAGGTGATCCCCACAGCAAGCGCGATCACGACCCAAATGAATCGCGAAGCGCCCGCTGATCCGTACCGAACTTGATCCGTTGGAAACACGACGGGTGGGGGCGGCGGCCCCGGATCAGGCTTCGTCACTTACTTATCCTCAGCCGGCGCACCAAAGTAGTACAATGGTACTGCGAGGTGCCCGCCATGACTGCCCGTATCTTCTCTACCTGTCGTGCCTGCAACCAGCCCTTTACGCTCTACCGCTCACAAGTTGATCGCGGTAAGGGTCGGTATTGCTCGAAAGAGTGCTACCGATCCGACGCCCCGTCACTGTCGGACGTGTTCTGGTCCAAGGTTCAACGCTCATCTGATGATTGTTGGACCTGGCAAGGAAGCCGAAGCAATCGCGGATACGGAAAACTCTCGTACCGCGGCCGCGACCTTCGTGCGCATCGCGTTGCTTGGGAGTTGGCGCATGGCGACATACCCCCGAGATTCGTCGTAATGCACACCTGCGATAACCCACCATGTGTCCGACTCGATCATCTCAAACTGGGAACCATGCGGGCGAACAACCAAGATCGCGATCAGAAAGGCCGGACGATCAGCGGTATGGCAACAAAACCATGGCGGGCAGCAAAGGGCGACGCGAATGGAACACACACGCACCCGGAGCGGGTAGCCCGTGGTGAACACCAAGGACTCGCGAAACTCAACACTGCTGCCATTCGCCACATTCGTTCCATACCAACCGACTTCCTCAACATTGCCGCCTTGGCACACCAATATGGTGTCAGTTCAACTGCCATCCGTAATGCGCGGCTTGGTCGAACGTGGCAGCATGTGGGCGATCAGCCCCCTTTATCTTCCTGAGGTCGCACCGCCTTATGCTGCGCCGAGCGACCCGCCTTGCGCGGTGCGTCAGAGGCCTCGCCATCCTCCGCGTCTTCGCCGTCTTCAGCGGCCTCCTCCACGTTCGATAGCGCCGGCCGATCGGACTGGGTCGATGGCGCCGTGAGGCCGTACCGCTCGGCGTCCTCATGGCTCACTGTGCCGCCTTCCCCGACGAGTACGAACGCCGCGTCCGGGCTATCCTCATCAACGACTGCGCTCTTATCCGCGTTCAAGAACAACTTTCGGTCACTGACAAACTCGGGCATCATTGGTCCCTTTCGCATGATCAACGGGGTCACCACATCGGATCGGGCAGACGGGCGGTGGCATCACGAAACCGTCGCGCCGAGCAAGCCTGTGAAACTGATCGTGGTTGCACCATCCGTCGCGGTGACGACGTACTGCCCGCCATTCGCACTATCGACGTAGCGATCACCGGCCCGCAACTGACCGAGGCCGGTGATATTGGGAACAGGCGGTCCCGTCCCACGCATCGCCACATCGCTCCGCAGGCCGTTGCCGAGGATCGAATTACTGATTTCGATCACGGCCATCATCTGTTGCCCTCATGCACGACGCTTACCGGGATGTCCACGTCGGGCTCAGCGCTGTACCGGTATTCTGTGTCAGCGTGCCGTCATCCGTGCGAATCAGGAGCGTGCCGGGTACCGCACCGCGCCCCGTCGCATCAACCCCTGGCGTCGTCTCCTCCACCGCCAGCGTCGGCACCGTGCCGGTGAGTGCGTTATCTGCCACGGTGATCGTCGCGACCGCCATCCGCGCGAGATTGCCGGCGAAGGTGATTGTGATCGTGCCAATGCCAGCCGCCAGCGAACCGGCAGCAACCGTCGCGCCACCCGTACCGATATTGGGCAGCGCCTCAAGCGCAGCGTCGATGTTGGCGATCAAAGTCGCGTCCGTTGCTGACCATGTGATCGCTGCCGTGGTGAAGCCATCGAAGGCGAGCTTGAACGTGCCGCCGGTTGGGGTACCACCGATCGTGAGCGTTTGGACTTCACTTGTACCGGCCGATGGCGCACCGGAAACGGTGAGGGGGACGCCGAGCGCCCCCTCAATCACTTTCGCTCGTTCAATTGCAGGCATCGTAGCCTCCTTGCACTAGTGGTCCGTACCGCTCACGGTAGGCTGCTACCTCTTCTCGCAAGGCCGCGAGTTCAGCTTTCATCGCTTTGCGCTGAGCTGCGCCCTGCTTATTGCTGATACCAGCGTGATCGCTCGGACTGATCGTCTCCAGGTTCTCTGGTCGGTTGTCATCCTTGATCCCGTTGATGTGGTTGACATGCTCGGTCTTCAAGATGCGCCGCCCATACTTCTCTTCTGCAACCAACCGGTGTTCCAAAACCCATCCGGCCTTCGTTGCATCCGGGTGTGTCGGATAGTACACGGCAACGTACCCATCTGGCCTGCGCCATTTCCAACCCGGCCCGGTAAGTCGCTTTCCTTCGTTCTGGCAGGATCGCGAGCAGTACCGCTTGTTCGACTGGTTCGGTTCTACGTACATCACCACGCCGCACTGCTGGCATGGCTTCTCGCTACCGGTTCGGCGCCCTTGGAACAAACAGGCTTGTGAACAATACGTAAGTTTGGTGCGTGCCAGCGGCGTCCCGCACGTCTTACAAGCCTTCCGCGGTTGCCGATCCTTCAGGTAGCAGGCCCGTGTACAGTACTTTCCTCCTACACTCTGCGCTTGCTCGAAGGCAGTCCCGCACATCACGCATTGCGTTCGGATCTGCCGCTGCTGAGCTCGTTCTTTACAGTTCCGCGAACAGTACTTTCGACGTTCAACCTGACCCGGTGAAGCGTAGAACTCCTGACTGCATTCCGGGCATTGAAGCACCGCACCTGTACGCGGACGTTTTCCCTTGCTCTGCAACAGTTGGTGGGACATGATACACCTCCGTATGGAGAGTATATCATATCCCGGTAACTATATACCTGTGATCAGGCAGAACGCCGCTGGCCGATAAATCTCAAGGGCGAGTCGGGATTCCGCACGGATGGCCAGAAGATTCTTCACGAAGAAGTCGCTGTGGCTGTCACTCACGTCGATCTCAACGCCCATCCGCCGGGAGACGTGCGAGTAGAGGCCAAAGTCGCCGACGAGGCCGGTGTTCTCCGTCGCTGCTGTCGTCGCGATCACCGGCTTACCCCAAATGCGATCAACGCTAGCCTCGGCCGGATGCCCCCAGATGTAATTGCCGTTGGCGTCTTGGAGCAGCAGAATGTCTTGCCAGTCGTTCGGATGCAGGACAACCCCATCCGGTTCCGCGAATCCGGTGACACGCACCTTCGTGATCGCCTTGAGAACCGCGCTCGGCGTCGGGTCGGCGCCCTTCGCCTGCGTCTGCACACCAGACTTGTTGTAGAAGCCGACGAGTTGTGGCGACGTGCCGTTGCCGTTCAACATCTGGCTCTCTTCGGCGAGTTGCACCATCAGCGTCAGACGGTTGTTGATCAACCCCTCCACTTGGGCGACATCATCCATCTGCTGCCGGGTGACGGGGAGCCACGTGGCGATCACCTCAACCGGCACGGTGCGCTGCGTGTAGGCGAGCGCCGATTCCGGCTTGGTTCCCGCCTCTGCGACCGGCGCGGCGCTGTTGGTGAAGGTCGTCTCTTCCATGTAGACGATCGCTGCCGAATCGGTCGGGTCTTCGGGAATGAGCGTCTGGAGCATCGGCCGGCGCACGGCAAACTCCACCACACGCCCCGTGCGGAGGCTCTCCGGCGCGAAGCCCGCCGTGGTGGACATCGTCGTCTTGAAGTCCACGCCCGGCAGCGAGAGTTTGAAGCGCGGGTTCGCCTGCCCGCGCTGGCTCTTATATTCCGCGGACTCGACCACGAGCCGGCCCAGGCTCTTGCGCTCCGGCTCGCGCCCGCCGTCCTTCGCCCCGCCGCCGGGGAAGACCACGCCACCGACCGGGGCGTTCAGCTCGTCGTTGCGCCGGCGGTTCGCCTCGGCCGTGGCGACGAGCGACTTCGCCTCATCGTGCTTCTGGCCGAGGTCGTTCAACTCGTCGTTGCGCCGCTTGATGTCGTCGCGCTCGTCGTCGGTAAAATCCAGATCCGGCTTGGCGTCAAAGATCGCCTGCAACTCGCGCGTCTTCACCGCGAGCGCCTCGCGGTATTCGGTCAGCTTGTCCATGTCCGTCGCCCCTCCCGTGGGCATCAAAGAAGCCGCCCCGCGAAGGGCGGCCCGCCTGCGCCTCTCTCCGGTTGTCCGGCGCTAGGCCGCCGGGATCGTGACCCCGTGCAGCCGCGCTTGGGTCGCCAGGAACTCGGCCAGCAGCCGCTTGCCGTCGTCCCGGCCCTTGGCCCGGTCCGCCGCCGGCTCCGTCGCGGCGAGCAGCGCGTCGAGGTCGTCCGCCCCCGAGCGCAGCGAGTCCGCGACCGCCTTCAGGCGGCGCCGGTTCGCGTCCGAGAGGACGCGCCCTTCCTTCACCCGCAAGGCCGCAAGCGCCTTCGAGCGATCCCCGAACGCGCGGGCGGCGGCAAGCACGCGCCCGGCGTGGTGTGCGTAGGTCAGCCCCTTCGCCGCGTCGTCCGCCGGCGCGAAGGTCTGCTCGACCTGCTCCGGCGCGCCCAGCGTGACGACGCCATCGGCGTCGATCGCGTAGGGCACGGACCAGTAGGTCATCGGCTCGTCGTCGCCCGCGTCGTAGAGACAGGCGACGAAATGATCGTCGTAGGTCGCGACCAGGTAGCCGTAGCGGTCGCCGAAGCCGCCGCCGATCGTGCGCTGATACACCGCGCCCAGGCTCTCGATCAGCGCCTCGTACGTGCCGGCGTACGCCTTCGTCGCGGCCACCGGCGCGCCCATCGCGCCCATCGCGCCCCGTGCTGCCGCCGCGCCGGCGCCCTCGGCGGTCAGCTCCGCCTCGACGTACCAGCGGTGGATGCCCCCGGCCTCTTGCCCGTCGAAGACGACGCCGTAGGCGTAGGTCAGCGTCGCCTCGCGCACCGCGCCCGCCACCTGGCCGGGCATGTGCGGCGGGTCGATCGCCACCGCCACGCGCGCACCGACGGCGAAGGCGGGCCCGCCGCCCGGCGCCTGGGCGGATGCCGCCGCGTCCGCCTTCGCCGAGAGCGTCGCGGTCGCCGGATTCATCCCCACCAGCACCGGCGACCACTCGTAGAGCGTCCCTTCGAGCAGTTCGCGCACGCCCTCCTTCTGGTCGTAGGCGTCGCGCGTCACCTCGTAGCCGATCGAGTACTCGTCAATGATGCCGAACTGGATGTCGCTGAACGCCTCGCGCCCACGCTGCGTGTCGAGGTTGAACTGTGCTTTGATGTAGAGGCCACCCAGGTCGCGCAGTGCTTCCGGCAGCGCCGGATCGCCGGGGTGCAACTCCTTCGCCTCCAGTGTCTTGGCGACCGGCGCCTGCCAGTCGTGCATCCACACGCCCTTCGGCTTGCGCGCGTTGAGGGAGTTGGCGAAGAAGCCGGGGCGCACGATCTCCTTGGCGTGATCGACGTTGTTGAACACCGACACGATCGCCTCAAGCACGCCCTCGGCGGCGTTGAGCACCTTCGTCCCGGCGACCGGGTAGGTCTTGCGTTGCAGCGTCATGCTATCACCTCGACCGGCGCACCCCGCGCGTGCCCATTGCGCCGCGCCTTCTCGGCGTCCGCCCCGTCGGGCACGACCGGTTCTTCCGGCGTCTCCGGTTCGTCGTTGCCGGCATCGCCCGTCACAGGCCCGCCCGCTCGGTCAATACGCGCCGTCCGCGCCGCGTCCGCCTGATCCGTCACCTCGCCCAGATCCCGCACGAGCCGCCGGCCGCTCGGCACGAGGTAGACCTTGTGCTCGTCGCGCACCTCCAGCCCGGCCGCCGCCCGCGCCTCGGCGATCTGCGCCGTGCCGCCCAGCACCAGCCGCAGCCAGCGGTCGATGAGCGCGTTCTTGTCCTCCTGCAAGATGTGAATGCCGCTGATGTCGAAGTCCACCGTGAACCGCTCCGGGTTCCCCTCGAAGTCGGGGAGCAACTGGCTCGCGATCTCGGCCGCGAGCAATCGCTGGGTCGGGATGATGTTCGACTCGTACGCCGCCTCGCGCGCCTCGGCCATGTTGCTGTAGGTATTCGACACCAGGACGTTCTCGCAGAAGAAGGAGTGGCCGTCCTCAACCGTCAGGTCGTACACATCCATCTCGCCGAGCGGTACGATCGCCTTCACCTCGGCGAAGCCGAGATCGTCGGAGAGGCTGGCCTTGCACGCATCGAACCCTTCCGCTCGATGGCGCTGCGGGTTGGCCTCGGCCCGCGCTCGATAGAGCGGGTCGGCGAAAGGGATGTCCGCCACCTGGCGGGCCGATGACGCCGTGAACGTCCACGACTCGTAGCGGTCGCGCGTGCCGGCCTGCGGCAGGACATCCGCCGTCATCACACGATGCCCGACGTTCGAGCAGCGGATGCCGAGGCCGATCGCCAGATCGCGCACATCCTCCAGCAACGCCCGATTGCAGAACGTCACCGTGAGCGCGCCGCGCGCATCGACGTAGCCATCGCTGTCCACCACGCCGGCGAGGAAAGCGAGCCGCAGATCGCGCGACAGGCCATAGACCCACGACGGGACGCGCTTGGTGTGCGCACGCCCGGACAATCCGAGCGTTGCCAGCCAGCGGCTCGCCTCTGCCGACGAGAACCCGAAGTCGCGTTCGCGCTGCTGGATCGTAATCGGCGCGCGGGCGACAGCCCGCTGAACTGCGATGACGCCGCCGCTCTGCCGGGCCTGCTTCGTGAACAACGTGGTAGCCAATCCGCGGTAGGTCGCCGCGCATCGGTCGGTGAGCGGCATGGCGATACGGACGCCCACGCCGGGGCTCACCGTGCCATCGCCGATGATCGCCCCGAAGAACTGCAACGCTTCGGCCGTGGCCGGTCGGCCATCGGGCAGCGTCGTGCCACCCTGATCCGGGTAGCTCTTCGCGAAGATGATGTGATCGCCCACGCGCACATCGCCAACCGACCGCCATTCGTAGCGGGGCCGTCGCGCCTCATTCGGTCCATCCGAATGGCCCGGCACACGCACCATCAGGGGGTGATTGCCGGTGAGATGAAGCCGCCGATTCGACGTGCGCACCTCATAGACCACATCGCGTCGCGCGGGCCACTTGTGCTCGACCAAGCGCGGCACGATCTGCCCGTCCTTGAACGACCAGACCACCGCCCCCGCTTCGATCTCGGCGATCGTCTTCGTGCCATACGGCGTCTGCACGCGGGCGTAGGCCGGCACACAACTGCGATCCAGCCCCGCGCCCAGTCCCGCGACCACCGCCGGCACGCCCAGCACGGCGCTGACCCGCTCCTCCGGCAGCCGCCGCAGCATCTTCAGGTCCATCTGCTCCGGCGAGAAGCTGAGCACCTTCACGTCGGACGGCTGGGCGAGCACCATCGGCTCGCCGCGTTTGTCGCCGCCGAACTTCTCCATGAAGCGCGCCTTGATCGCCTCCGCACCCCCCTCATCGACGCCGACCCCGCCCGCACCGGGCGCGATCACCACGCCCGGCACGCCGAGGTTGCGGAGCAAGGCGGCGCCGAAGTTGGCCGCCTCGTCGTCGGCGTAGACCTCGCGCAGCACCGACGCCAGCGGCGACAGCCCCTTGCGGACGTTCTTCGGGTCGAGGCCGAAGCGGAAGTGCACCACGTCCTCGACCGGGATCGCGATCGTCGCCCCGCCCGGCTTGTATTCGTAATGGGCGATGTAGACGCTCCCATCCTGCGGGAAGTACGGCTCGATCGTCGTCGCCGGCAGCCACCAGAGCTGCACCACGCGCCCGGCGGCCGAGCGCACCTTGTACCAGTAGGCGTTGCCGCCGGCGTTGAAGTCGGCGACGGTCGCCATCCAGAGCAGCGGCCCGCTGTAGTACGGATTCGGCCGCTCCAGCAGCGCCGCGAGCGGGTGCAGCGGCACCGGGTCGAGCGTGCCCGTCGCCGTGCGCCGGAGCACCCGCACCGGCGCCTCGGGGAAGGTGCGGCAGACCCAGAGCAGACAGGCCATCACCGCCGAGTTCGCGAGCGGATCGACGCGCGAATAGTCGATCGCCGTGCGCCAGAGCGACGAGAGCGTGACCGTCGCGCGTCCGGCGAAGCGGACGGCGCCGCCGCCGATCGCCTTGGCCGCGCCCGCGACGAACCGCCCCAGCGCTACGTCCGCGCGCCGGTACGCCTTCGAGATCACGTTCAACGGCCGCTCCTAATAGGCGGTCAGCATCGCCTTCGGCGTCACCATCAGGTCGGTCAGCGCCCACACGAGAGCATCCAGGCGATCAGGGCTCTTCCCGTCATCGGGCGTCCAAGTACACATCTGATCTTCAAGTTGGTTGAACGCGCCGTGATGAAACACCTTGCCCTGCTCGTACAGCGCTGCCACTGGTTCCGCTCGGATCGCTTTGCCCCGACTCGCCGTGACCTTCACAACATTGACCCGTGGTCGCACGGTACGGACTGTGTGAATCACCATGTCGCCACCATAGTTTGTCTCAGCGACAATCTTGTCGGCTTGAAACTCGTCATAGGCGGCAATGACCCGCTGTGCCCATCCGTCAGGACTTAGGCGGTGAGACCGGTCCGCGAGGACATAGCCGTTCCCATCGACACCGAGACCTGCAACGACGATCCCGGTCTCGTCGGCCCCCTCGTCACTGGTCCCTGCGGGATCAATGCCGACCACCACGCGACGCATTTCCGGCACATCGCGGACGGGTCTGATGTGCCCGCGTGTCCACAGTGCACCAGGTACGTCGTCGAGGATCTCGGCATTGAGTTCCTGGCGCCCAAGGCGGGTCCCCTCGTAGGTCCGAATGATTGCGTCGTAGAATGCTGACGCGAGGTTATCCCGGTTCTCGTAAGTACTTCCCCGCGTAACCGCAACATCCTGACCTTCGCGCTCAATCAACCCTCGGATCAACGGCGTCGGTCGCGGCGTCGTCGTCGCGAGCGCCTGTGGGTCATCGCCAAGGCGCAACCCGAACATCGCCTGCGCCCACGCTTCCGGGTAGCGCCACGCCGCGATCTCATCCGCCCATAGTTTCTCGTGCTGCTTTCCCCGAAGCCGTTCGGGTTCATCAGCGGTGAAGATCAGCGTCTCTGCGCCATTCGGCCATTCAAGGCGCCGCTGCGAGATCACATACTGTGGACGCTCATCGGGCGGGCAAATCGCGAGGATACCCGACTCACCCCGGATCATCACATCACGAGCGTCGTCTGCTGTTGCTCCGATGATGTTGACGTAGCGATAGCCAGCACGAACCTGATCTCGTGTCCACTGCGCACCAGTCCACGTCTTCCCAAACCCTCGACCAGCGAGGATCAACCAGATGTTCCACTGCCAATCGGGAGGGAGTTGGTTCGGCCGTGCCCAATACCGCCACTCATAGAGTGCGACCTTAGCTTGCGCCTCGCTCCAACTCGCGATCTCCGCGCGCCGCTCGTCGGGCGGCAAGTTCATCAAGACGGGCAGCAAGTTGCTTTCGGGCGCTGTCGTTGTCATGGATCTCTGACCGACTGGTCGCCTCTCCGTCTTCAAGTCGCCGCTTGTCGATCAAGATCGCGACGGCGGTGGTCAGTTGTTGCAATTCGAGCGGCTTATCGATGCTATCAGCCATCGCCCGCGCCTTGTCGAACAGTTCGTTGAGCAAGATCAGTCGCTCGGCCTGGGAATAATCGACGCGGGCCGCGGTTGCTTTGTTCGTCGCTGAACGTTCAAGCGTGATCCCTGCCTGCCGTGCGATGTTAAAGATTGTGCCTTTGCTGCGTGAGAACTGCTGCGCGATCGATGAGAGCGACTGTCCGTCGCGGAGCGACGACTCAATTGCGGCACGTTCGTCATCAGAAACCCGGCTCATGATTCAACCAACTAGCGGCTTGCCATTGCCCATCAACCGTCCGCCACCACCACGCAGCGCCCGATAGATCGCCTTCGGGGTACGTCGGCGCAGGCCAAGACGGCGCAGCACTGGCAGCGTGCCAAGGCGGAGTGCGATCAGTCCGCGATCCACTGGTATTGCACCTCAGCGCCACTCGTTTCTTCGATCACCTGAACCGGAGCACCCAGAACACGGAGCAGGATCGGATCAGCATCCGCAATTAGCCGAAAGCCGAGGCTGATCGTTGGCGTACTCCCGTCGATCGTATACCGCACATCAACGCCGAGCGCCTGGATCAGCACCTGGCCGGCGCCCGCTGGTGCGGAGAGCCTTTGCGCGGTCGCAAGGTCAGTGAGGGATGCGTGAGCGCCGACCGGCACGAGCGCCGACGACATCCGCAACACCGCCTGCATCTGATAGGCGTTCACGCGCGCTCCTTAGTGTCCCGGCCACGTTGCGCGGCCCTCCACCAACCATGTCCATACATGGCGCAACTCATGCGCCAGATTGGCGCTCAACTGACGTATCGTGCAGTGCTCGTCTGGGATCGCCATCCAGATGTACGGGATGCTCCGGTGTAGCATCCCGTCATCGGCCATGAACGTGATCCCGCAGGCGTACTTACCTGCCTCCGTCACCTGGCCGAAGGCGTTGAGGATTGCTTCGATCTGCGGCTGTGGCAGCCAGCCAATCGCCTGCACCGCCGCGAAATACCAGGGATCGAGGGTGATGGCAATGCCGAACAGTTCCCACACCTGCGTGAGGAACTGCCAGAGCGCCATGTCGCTTCCTGGGTCGCCAACGGGGCCGTATCGTACGCGCGCGGGCAGAGAAAAAGGGCGCCCACCGGCGCCCGCCCACAATCCTACCGAGTACCACCATAGAGAGGGCTTGACGGGGTTGTCAATCATGTGGACGGCGTTGGCGGCCACAGAGACCGGCGAATCGTCTCAATCGCCGCTCGCTTCTGATCCTGGACCCACCGTGTATCAGGCCGCCCACGTCGATCGGTCCGGTTCATTGCGCGAGCAACGTCCTCATTGCCATACTGACGGCTGTGTTCGACGAGACAGCCTGCACGATCGACGGGATAGGTCCGCATGACCTTCTGATGATTGCCCGGCATCCACTCAGCGCAGTCAGCGCAGGGTGCTTCACGCAGCGTGTGTCCGACGAAGCGGCCGCTTCCCTCGCATCGATGCTCGGTGAGGAAGTAGAGCCGGATCACCTCGCGCTGCGCCGGCGGCAGGGCGTCGGCGGCGACCCACACGTCGAGCAGTTTCACCCACCACGCGGCGAGGGCGCGGCCCGTCGCCGTCTCTTCCTTCGTGGTGAAGCGAGCATTAGCGGATGGCGTGCGGTGTCGCTTGGCATCGCCTTTGACCGACTCCTCAGGTGATCGGTCCCAGGGCACGACATAGGCACCTTCCCGTGCAACGAACTGATCCAGGGGTTCGAGATCATCCTGTCGCATCGTCACCATTCCGGCCCTCCAACCGAAACCTCTTGCCCGCTGGTCGTGCGCCACAGCGTATCTGCTCCAGCGCCGCGGCTGCCCGTTGCTTCATCACCTCTCGTTCTTGCTGCACACGATCGCGGATCTCCTTGAGTTCGTTCGGCAGATCCCCCCGCGTCGTGTCGGCGTGGCGCTGTGCGTTGTCCATACGTCCTCCTACCATGTGTTGACCTCGGCCACGGCATCGGTCATGCCCTTGTACCCCCGCTGCCGAAACCCCGCCCGCCCGTCGGTGTCCCAGATCGACGTCTCGGTGCTGTTGGTAAAATCGCGGACGGCGTGGCAGCGTTTGCATTCACCACGGCTCGTCGGACCGTTCGCGGGTTCGATCACCCACCAGTGCTGACAGCGGTCAGGTGTCATGCCCATCCTCCCCGGCCG